TGGTTTTGCTCAACAGAAGTTTAGTGGTGGAGCAACTACTCAATTTAATTTAGGCGGTAAAGGCAAAGGGGCAGGCGGTAACGGACTTCTTGCCGGTGCTGAATTTGGTTCTAAGAATCATCCTCAGTTTGCTCCAAGAACAGCCAGATTTGGCAAGCGTGGTAATGCTGGATATTTCATTTATCCTACTTTAAGAGCTAATCAGGCAGAGATCATTGCTAAGTGGGAAGAAGCATTTTCTAAAATTGTCAAGGAATGGGATAAGTAATGGCTGGTTCTAGAACGCTTAAACTTTCCATCCTTGCGGATATTGATAACCTTACAAAAAACCTTAACAAAGGTGAAGTTGAAGTTCAGACTTTTGGCGATAAAATTTCAAAGTTTGGCAAAATTGCGGGGGCTGCATTCTTAGCTGCTGGCGCTGCTGCTGCTGTTTATGCTGGCAAGTTAGCAGTAGAGGGTGTTAAATCTGCTATTGAAGATGAAGCTGCCCAAGCTAAACTCGCTGCTACATTAAGAAATGTTACTGGGGCTACAGATGCCCAGATCGCAGCAACAGAGGATTATGTTCTCAAGCAATCTTTGTTATTTGGTATCACAGACGATCAGCTTCGCCCATCCCTAGATCGATTAACTCGAGCAACCGGGGATGTTACTAAGGCACAGAAGTTACAGTCCATTGCCATTGATATTGCTGCTGGTACTGGTAAAAGCCTACAGGCGGTCACAGAAAGCCTTTCAAAAGCCCAGGAAGGCAACTTAGCCGGGCTTTCAAGGCTTGGGGTAGGTCTTACTAAGGCGGAACTTAAAACCCTTGATTTCGAGCAGATAACAGCCAAACTAGCTGCAACCTTTGAAGGTCAGGCAACTATCCAGGCAGATACCTTTCAAGGAAAGATGGCTCGCCTATCTATAGCTTTTGATGAAGCTAAGGAAACAGTCGGGGCATTTATTCTCGATGCCATAACTCCTTTGGTCGAGAACATTGTTCGATATGTAGTGCCAGCCATTACAGCATTTGTTGCAGGCTTTGAAGGTGGTTCTGGATTAAAGAACGCATTTAATGAAATCGCTAGAGTTGCTAAGACTATTTTGATCCCAGTCTTTGACGGTCTTAAGAAAATCTTTGACACTATTAAAAATGCAGTTATAGAAAATGAAGAAGCATTTAGAGGTCTTTGGTCATTTACTAAAAACATCCTTGCACCATTCTTGGGCGGTGCTTTTAAGGTAGCGTTTGAAGTTATTGCATTTGTTATAGGTGAAGCAGTAGATGCTGTTGGAAAACTTATTAGAGGATTTCAGCTTTTATTTGATGCAGGCAACAAGGTCAAGAATTTCTTGGGATTTGGTGGAGCTTCTAATGTGAGTTTGGTTGCTCCTGCTCCAGGCATTAGCAATGCTCCATTTATGCAGACACCTAATTTTAGTGGTGGATATTCTGGTCAGGCAGTTAGTTACCAAAACAACATCACAGTCAATGGAGCGATCGATTCTGAGTCAACAGCTCGCCAAATCGTAGATGTTCTAAACCAATCTTCTTATCGTGGAACTTTGGGTGCTGGTGCTTTTGCATGACAATATGGACTCCAGATTACGCAGTTGAGGTCAATGGTCGTGGGGATGTTACTAATCTAACCATTGCCGATCTGACTATTACTTCCGGTCGATCAGACATCTATTCTCAGCCGGTTGCCGGATACACGCGTTTTACCATTCTTAACTTAAATGAAGCTGCAACAGGTATCGATGTCAATGATTCAGTAGTAGTCAAGGTCAAAAACTCAAGCGGTACTTATGTTCCTATTTTTGGTGGAGATGTTACAGACATTGATGTAACCGTCAGAACAGGCGAACCAGCCATTACTCAGGCTATAACCGTCACAGCATTAGGTGCTTTATCTAAACTGCCTAAAACGCTTACTCAAGGCGTATTATCTAAAGATTTTGACGGCGATCAAATTTATGAGATTCTGCAAGATGTTCTATTTGACCAATGGAATGAAGTACCGGCTGCTGAAACTTGGGCAGCCTATAATCCAACAACTACTTGGGAAAATGCTGAGAACTCTGGATTAGGTGAAATCGATCGCCCTGGAGACTATGAGCTTACTGCTCGATCTGCTAGCACCACAGATGTTTATAGTCTTGTTGCTAACTTGGCTAGATCAGGGCTTGGCTACATCTATGAGGATGCAAGTGGTCGAATTGGCTATGCAGATAGCACACACAGGGCTCAATACTTAGCAGCTAATGGTTATGCCTATGTTGACGCTGGCTGGGCTTATGCTTCAAGTATTGCAACATCTAGGCGCTTAGGTGATCTTCGCAATGAAGTCACTATTACTTACAAAAACAATGCTCAAGAAACTGCATCCGATGCTGCATCTATTGCAACCTATGGTTATCAAGCACAAAACATTTTAACTACTATTGAAAACAAATCCGATGCTGAAGATCAAGCTGCATTTTATTTAGAGATCAGGGCTTTTCCTCAAGACCAATTCAAAGCTATTACTTTCCCATTGACTAACCCTAATATCCCAGATGTATCACGCGATCAGGCTTTGGGTATCTTTATGGGTTTGCCTCTGGACATTGAGGATTTGCCAGCCAATATCGCAAGTGGTCGTTATCAGGGTTTTGTTGAGGGTTGGACTTGGACTAGCCGATTCAATGCTTTGGATTTGACAATTATTGTATCGCCTATTGCTTTTAGCTTGCAGGCGTTTAGGTGGAACTCAGTACCAATTACCGAAAAATGGAACACGCTAAGTCCTACTTTGGACTGGAATAACGCTACAATAGTAGCCTAATCAAGGAGAATAATGGCAACGACAACCAACTATGGGTGGACTACACCCAATGACACAGACCTGGTTAAAGATGGCGCAGCAGCCATTCGTACGCTAGGTTCTTCGATTGATACAACAGTATTTAACAATGCTGCCGCTGGAATAGCCAAAACTATTGTAGATGCTAAAGGTGACATTATTGCTGCCACAGCAGCCGACACAGTAGCTCGCTTAGCAGTAGGCGCTAATGACACAGTTCTCATTGCTGACAGTTCAACAGCCACAGGCTTAAAATGGGGAGCGCCAGCAGCAGGAGGCATGACTTTACTTAGTACAACCACATTAAACAGCACAAGTAACACAATAAGCATTACCGCGACTGGATACAATTATTTGTACATTCAAATAGAAGATACCAATAATAGCGGTGATTATTTGCGATTTAGATTTAATTCTGATTCAGGAAACAATTACAGTTCTAGCAATCAAACATATTTGAAAAATGGTTCTGCTACGGGCTCAACTGCTCCTGATTATTTGTGGTATGCCAATCAATCCTCTTATTTTACAAGTATTTCAGCAGATTCACCCAATACAGCAAATCTTGTTGTAACTATTCATAATCCAAACAGCACGGGAGATGACAAAATAGTTCAATATTGGGGGGGAGCTACACGCGGAACTTTTGCGGACTGGAGTTTTGGAAATGGATTTTATGAAGGATCAGGGGCAATTACCAGCATCACAATTTTAGCCAACTCATCCAATGTCGGAACAGTTAAAATCTACGGAGTTAAATAATGCCTAAAACAACAACACGCCCAATGGTAAGTTTTCACAACACAGATACTAATGAAATTATTAATCGTGAAATGAATGAAGATGAATATGCTCAGTATCTCAAAGATGTTGAAGATGACAAAGCATTAAAAGCCGAAGTTAAAGCAAAAGAAACTGCTCGCGCAGCAATCCTTGATCGCTTAGGTCTTACTGCCGATGAAGCGGCAATCCTACTTGGATGAAAGCTCGACTAAGTAAATCTGTAATTCAATTTAGAGAGCAGGCGGATGATGCTTATCCTGACAGAGACCGTCGTTCTGACGGAACCATCGGAGATGCACGACACGCCACCAAGAAGAGCGATCACAACCCTTGCCCTGATACAGGGTACATCCGTGCTTTCGATCTCGATGCTTCTCTCGATGGGAAAAATGCCACAGCTCATTACCTTGCCGATCAGATACGAATTAACGCCAAATCAAGCAAGCGAATTGCATATGTCATTTTTGATAAAAAAATTGCAAGCAAAAGAACACTCTGGCGCTGGATCAAATACAGGGGTACAAACCCTCACACCAAGCACATTCATATCAGCTTCACAAAGGCTGGCGATGAAGATCGTTCGTTTTTTCAAATCCCACTTCTAGGAGGCAAAGTATGAAAATCAAGAATCCATTATTCCTTGCAGCAGGAGCATTTTTAGCAGCTTGGTCAGCAACCAACTTTGATGTTGATTATCGTGCAATCCTTTGGTCGGTACTATCAGGCGTGTTCGGTTATGCCACACCTAAAAGATAATGACTGTGGAGGACATGGCGGTTCTTGCTGTTGCTGCTACGACCGTTATTGGTTCATTTATTGGCTCGGTGCGTTGGTTAGTAAAGCATTACCTAAACGAACTTAAACCCAATTCAGGGTCATCTTTGCGAGACGAAGTTACTGCGCTATCAGCGCGTGTCGAAACCATAATCCGACTCTTAGAGAAGTGACAATTAGCACATGGCAAGAAAAAAGGTTATAGACCTAGACACTTACACAGCTCTTGATGCTTGGGCTATTAGCCTGCAAGAGATGTATCGAGCATTGCGTAGAGCAGGTATGGATGTTGATTTAGCATTAGCAATCATTATTGAGCCTACAGCTTATCCTGCGTGGATTTTGCCATCTCCAGTCGATCCAGAAAGGTTCGGCGATTACGAAGATGAGGATGACGATTAAGCGAATAGTTATACTGTCTGATCTTCAAGTACCTTTTGAGGATGTTCATGTAACACGCAACATTGC